CCTATTCAAGATGGTATGGATCGGCCTAAATCCGAACTCGCCTATAGAGTACCTGCGTCTAAGTTTACTAGAAAGAAGATCACGACAAACGAAAAGCTTGAAGACATACAAGGACTAGATACAACTATAGACTGGAAAAATACAGGTGATAATAGTTATGATGGTGAAAAATTACAACTACTAGTGCACGATGAAAGTGGTAAATGGGAAAGACCTGACAATATATTAAATAACTGGAGAGTTACAAAAACATGTTTACGATTAGGTAGTAGGATTATAGGTAAATGTATGATGGGCTCAACTTCAAACTCATTGGATAAAGGTGGAGAAAACTTCAAAAAACTATACAACTCATCAGACGTTACTAAGCGAAACAGAAATGGACAGACAGCGTCTGGTTTATATTCTCTTTTTATCCCAATGGAGTGGAACTACGAAGGATTTATTGATGAACACGGAATTCCAGTCTTCGATAATCCAGACCATGATGTCTTTGACCCACACGGAGAGCTGATAGACATAGGTGTTGTAGAGAACTGGCAAAATGAAGCTGATGGTTTAAAAGGAGATCAAGATGCTTTAAACGAATTTTATAGACAGTTTCCTAGAACAACAGAGCACGCGTTTAGAGACGAAGCTGCTGGAAGTATATTTAACTTAGTTAAAATATATGAACAAATAGATTATAACGAAGAAATGTCTAACACTTTAGGAGTTACTGTAGGTAATTTTCAATGGGTTAACGGTATAAAAGATAGTCAAGTTATATTCTACCCAGATAAAAAAGGTAGATTTAAAGTGAGCTGGGTTCCACCAGTAAATATACAAAACAATTGTGTTATTAAAAATGGAGTTAAATGGCCTGGTAATGAGCATATGGGTGCTTTTGGATGTGATAGCTACGATATATCAGGAACTGTAGATGGTGTAGGTTCTAAAGGCGCACTTCACGGTTTAACTAAATTTAGTATGGAAGATGCTCCAGCTAATAGCTTTTTTTTAGAATACTTAGCAAGACCACAAACTGCAGAGATATTCTTTGAAGACGTTCTAATGGCTTGTGTGTTTTACGGGATGCCTTTACTCGCAGAGAACAATAAACCTCGTCTATTGTATTATTTTAGAAGACGTGGTTATAGAGGTTTTAGTATGAACAGACCTGATAAAATATGGAACAAATTATCTGTAGCTGAAAAAGAAGTAGGCGGAATACCTAATTCAAGTGAAGATATAAAACAAGCTCACGCTGCAGCAATAGAAATGTATATACAAGCTCATGTAGGTATACAGCAAGATGGATCTTTTGGAGATTGTTATTTTAATGAGCTTTTAAACGATTGGTCTAGATTTGATATAAACAAAAGAACTAAACATGATGCCTCTATAAGTTCTGGTTTAGCTATAATGGCTAACAACAGGCATCTATATAGACCCAACGCACCAGTACAAAAACCAAAACTAAACATAAGTATTGCTAGGTATGAAAACAAGGGCGGTACATCTAAATTAATCAAAAAATAAATATGGCAGAGTCTGTTATAAATAATTATTTTCCAAAACAAACGGTTAGCGATAGCGAAAAACAATCTTTAGATTATGGTTTAAAGGTTGCAAAAGCTATAGAGCGTGAATGGTTTAGTATAGAGAACGGAAGTAATAAGTATAAAACTAACACTAATAATTTCCACAACCTTAGACTATACGCTAGAGGAGAACAATCAATACAAAAATATAAAGATGAGCTGTCTATAAACGGTGATTTATCTTATCTTAATTTAGACTGGACGCCAGTTCCTATAATATCTAAGTTTGTTGATATAGTTGTTAATGGTATTTCTGAAAGAACATATGATATAAAAGCATATTCTCAAGATCCTTATGGTATAGCCAAAAGAACAGAGTTTATGAATGCTGCTATAAAAGACATTCAAAACAAAGAAATAAACGAGGTTGCTTCTAAAGAAATGGGTTTAAACCTTAAGGAAAGTGAAATGACAGAGCTTCCAGATACTCAAGAAGAACTAAACTTACACATGCAATTGTCTTATAAACAATCTATAGAGCTAGCTGAAGAACAAGCTTTGAATGTTTTGTTTGACGGAAATAAATACGAGTTAATTAAAAAACAATTTTATTATGATTTAACAGTTTTAGGTATTGGCGCTGTTAAAACAAACTTTAATACTTCTGAAGGTATAACTATAGATTATGTAGACCCGGCTAATTTGGTTTACTCATATACAGAATCTCCTTATTTTGATGATATATATTACGTAGGGGAAGTTAAAGATATTCCTATAAATGAGTTAATAAAACAATTTCCAGACTTAACATCTTCTGATTTAGAAGAAATAACTAAAAAAAATAGTTATTATAAAACAAACTACAATAACAGTAGTGGTAATTCAAGAGAAGAAGATGGTAGTAAATTTCAAGTCCTTTATTTTAATTACAAAACTTATAAAAACGAAGTATACAAAATAAAACAAACAGGAAGTGGTGGTGACAAGGCTATAGAAAAAACTGATAAATTTAACCCACCAAACGATAAAAACACTAACTTTGAAAAACTAGGCAAAAAATATGAATGTGTTTATGAGGGTGCTTTAATACTAGGCACTAAAAAACTACTTAAATGGAAGCTAGCTGAAAACATGCTAAGACCTAAAAGTGATCACACAAAAGTTAAAATGAGCTACTCTATAGTTGCTCCAAGAATGTACAAAGGTAGAATAGAGTCTTTAGTAAAACGTATAACAGGTTTTGCTGATATGATACAACTCACACACTTAAAACTTCAACAAGTACTATCTCGTATGGTGCCAGATGGTATATATTTAGATGCTGATGGTTTAGCTGAAATAGATTTAGGTAACGGAACAAACTACAACCCACAAGAAGCTTTAAATATGTTTTTCCAAACAGGTTCTATTATTGGTAGATCATTTACTTCTGAAGGAGATCAAAACCCTGGAAAAGTACCAATACAAGAAATACAGTCTGGAAATGGTGGTGCTAAAATGCAAAGTTTAATAGGTACGTATAATTATTATTTACAAATGATAAGAGATGTAACTGGACTTAACGAAGCTAGAGATGGTAGCACGCCTGATAAAAATGCTCTAGTAGGTATACAAAAAATGGCAGCAGCAAATTCAAATACAGCAACAAGACATATATTACAGTCAGGTATATATTTAACTTCAGAAACAGCAGAATGTTTGTCTCTTAGAATATCAGACGTTATAGAGTACTCACCAACTAAAGACGCTTTTATACAGCAAATAGGAGCTCACAACGTTGGCACGTTAGAGGAGTTGAAAGATCTTCATCTTTATGATTTTGGTATTTTTATAGAGCTACAACCAGACGAAGAAGAAAAAGCTATGTTAGAAAACAACATACAGATGGCTTTGCAACAGCAAAATATAGAGCTTGAAGATGCTATTGATCTTAGAGAAATAAAAAATATTAAGCTAGCAAATCAATTACTCAAAATACGTAGAAAAAAGAAGCAAGCAAAAGATCAAGCAATTCAAGAGCGAAACATGCAGTTACAGTCACAAACAAATCAACAAGCTGCTCAAGGTGCTGCTCAAGCTGAAATACAAAAAAGCCAAGCGCTTTTAGATCAGAACATGCAAATGGAGCAAATGAAATCTGAAATGGAGTCAGCTAGAATGCAGCAAGAAGTTATGTACAAAAAAGAACTCATGCAAATGGAGTTTGACATGAATATGCAGCTAAAAACTAAAGAAGCAGAAGTTGTACAACAAAAAGAAAACAAGAAAGAAGATCGTAAAGACGAAAGGACTAAAATTCAAGCTACTCAACAAAGTGAAATGATAGATCAAAGAAATACGGACAAAGGGCCTAAAAACTTTGAGTCTGCAGGTAATGATACCTTAGGAAGCTTTGATTTAGGTGGTTTCGAACCTAGTTAAAATTATTAATTATTATTATATTATATTATGGAAGAAAAATTAGATAACGTAACCGAAGAGGTTACAAAAGTAAACGTATCTGAACAAGAAGAAAACACTGATGATAACGTTGTAAAAGTAAATTTAGATAAACCCCCAACACCAAAAGAAAATGAAGTTGAAAAAGATAACCCTGTCAACGAGGGAGTGGTTACAGAGCTTGATAATGCCGAGTCCACAGAAAAACAAGAAGAAGTACAACCGGAAGCTGAAACACAAGAAGCTCCAGTATTAGAAGAAATTACTGAAGAAGAGGTCAAGGAGCAAACAGAAGAACTAGCAGAAGAAATAATAGAAGCTAAAGAAACTGGAAAAGCTCTGCCTGAAAATTTACAAAAAGTTGTAGATTTCATGGAAGAAACTGGTGGTACATTAGAGGATTACGTAAAACTTAATCAAGACTTTTCTAGTTATGATGATATGACAATTCTTAGAGAGTACTACAAACAAACAAAATCTCATTTAAACTCAGAAGAAATAGAGTTTTTAATTGAAGACTCATTTTCGTTTGATGAAGACGTTGATGAAGAAAGAGATGTTAAAAAGAAAAAAATAGCGCTTAAAGAGCAAGTTGCCAGCGCTAAAAGCCACTTAGACGGGCAAAAGTCTAAATACTATGAAGAAATTAAAGC